CCCTCGCCAAAACCTAAACGCGAAATCCATACATCGGCGCTGTAGGTCGCATAGGGTTCGTAGCTTTTAGAATGAGTCCCCATGACAACACAAGAACACACCGCACTGAACAAGAAGCTACTGGCGGAGGACAGCGAGGACGTTGACGGCATCCCGCTCCGCCGCAAAGAGCTTATCAGCACCCTCGCCTGGGTGATCTGCGAGGAGCGCGAGCTCCAGCGCGATATTGTCGAGAACGGCATCACCTACCAGACGACTGGCGACAAGGGGCAATCGCTCCAAAAAAAGCGCCCAGCCTACGAGGAGCTTGGCAGACTGCGCGATAGGAAGTTACGGTACGTCAAGGAGTTAGGTTTGAAGCTGAGCACGCTATTCGCTGATGAGTTTGACTAACCCAGCCGAGCGCGTTATCAGCTTCATTGAGAGGCACTGCAGCCATGTGAAGGGTGAGCTTGGCGGCTCGCCCTTTCTGCTTGAGCCCTGGCAGAAAGACGAGATAATTAGGCCAATCTACGGCACGCTGGACGCTAACGGCTTGAGGCAGTACCGCACCGCCTACATCGAGCTGCCACGCAAAAACGGCAAGAGCAACCTGGCCGCATGCTTAGCGCTCTACCACCTGCTAAAAGATGGCGAGCACGGCGCCGAAGTCATCTCCGCGGCCGGCGATCGCAACCAGGCGCGTATTGTGTTCGAGGTAGCTAGTGCTATGGTGCGCAATAGCAAGGTGCTGAGCAAGCACGTGAAGATTAAGCAGAACAGCTTAGAGTATAAGAACAACTGGTATCGCGCTATCAGCGCCGAAGCGAACACGAAGCACGGCTTCAGCGCCTCCGCTGTCATCTTCGACGAGCTGCACACGCAGCCGAACCGCGAGCTGTGGGACGTGTTGACTACCAGCACCGGCGCCAGGCAACAGCCTTTGGTCGTTGCCATTACCACTGCCGGCCATGACGTTAACAGCATCTGCTACGAAGTGCACGACTACGCAAAAAAAGTAAGTAGCGGAGAGCTTGACGATCCCACATTCCTGCCCGTGATTTATTCAGCAGACGAGCAAGACGATTGGCGGACAGAAGCAACATGGCGCAAGGCCAACCCTGGCTTTGGGACGATATGCAAATCAGCATATTTCGAGCAAGAGGTGAGAAAATGCGAGAGCAACCCGCGACAGCTAAATACGTTCCTGCGGCTGCACTTAAACATTTGGACAGCGAGCGAGACGCGATGGCTAACAGACGAAGAATTCATGCGCGGCGCTCACGAAGTGCCGGAAGAAAAGCTAAAACACTTGCCTTGCTATATCGGCTTGGATTTGGCCAGCGTGAAGGACTTAACCGCTGTCGCTCTGATCTGGCGCGACGACGCCGAGGACTGCTGGTACTTACGCGCCCACCACTTCTGCAACAGCGTGAAGGCGCAAAGCAAGGAGAAGAGTGGAAGCGTTGACTATTTCGCGTTTCAGCGAGCAGGTTTCGTCACGGTGACTGAGGGCAACGTGACCGACATGAATGCGGTACGTGACTACATCCTCGCCGCTGACGAGCAGTACGATGTGAAAGCGCTGGCTTTCGATAGATACTACGCTGAAATGGTCGTACCGGAACTCATCGCCGCGGGCATCGATTGCCAGAAGTTCGGCCAGGGCTACGCGAGCATGAGCTACCCCACAAAGGAACTCGAGCGCTTGATGTGTCAGGGAAAGATTATTCACGAAGGGCATCCAGTCTTGCGTTGGCAGATCGGCTGCGTTCAGCTGCAGCGCGATGACGCCGACAATATAAAAGTGAGTAAGCGAAAAAATGCAGAAAGCCAAAAAGTTGACGGCATCGTAGCCAGCATCATGGCTTTAGGTTGTTACTTTAACAACGCAGAGGACGAGGACGTAATCCTGGACATCATAAGTCTCTGAGTTTTCATGATTTGGTTTTGGCAGGCTCGCAATGGCGGGCCTGCTTTTTTTATCTTAGCTGAATGGCAAATAGGCTACAGCGCTTGCTTAACGTGTTCCAGCGCGCCCGCGTCGGCAAATACGACAGCACCACCATCGCCGCTCAGATGGGCATCAACGGTTACGGTTTCCGCAACATTGTGATGAACGAAACCAACAGCATGGCGATCGCGGCAGTCTACGCTTGCGTGAGCAAGATTAGCAGCAGCATCGCCGCGATGCCTATGCTGGTGATGCGTCGGGGGCTACAAGGTATTGAGCACGCCGCAAACCACAACACGCAGGTTCTGCTAAAATCACCCAGCGAATACTGCACCAGCTACGAGTTTTTCGAAAGCCTTATAGCTCAGGCGTGTATGTACGGTTGCGGTTACGCAGAGATAGTGCGCGAGCAAGGGCAGCCAGTAGAGCTGAAGCTCCTGAACTACCACGATGTGCGGCCATTGGACTCCAGCAATAGCGCTTACGAGCTCACCGGCGGCCGCGTCTTGCGCGACATGCAAATACTAGTTATCTGCAACCTCGACCGCATGAGCCCCATCCGCTTGCATGCGCAGAACATTGGCCTTGCTAAAGCTGCCGAGCAATACGGCATGGACTATTTCACTAACGGCGGGCAGATGACTGGCGTATTGAGCACCGAGCAACCGCTAAAGAACGAACAGCTCGAGACGATACAGCAGAGCTGGAACAACAGCACAGCCAACGCAGGCACCAAGCTGTTGCCGTTTGGCTTTAAGTACAACCGCATCGGCATCCCGCCCGAGGAAGCGCAGTTTATTCAAACGCGTAAGTTTCAAGCAGAGGAGATCTGCCGCATCTTCAGCGTTCCGCCTGCGCTGGTACAGCTCGAAAGCCAAACAACATACAACAACGTCGAGCAGCAGAACCTTATGTTTAGGCAGCACACGCTGTTGCCCTGGGTAAAGCGCATTGAGCAGGAGCTAGATCGCAAGCTTATTGTTGGCATGGACGTCGAGGACCATTACATTAGGCTGGACATGGACAGCATTTACCGCGCCGACAACACCACTCGCGCTCAGTTCTACAAGGAGAGCCTCCAGAGCGGCTGGATGAGCATTAACGAGGTGAGAGCTAAAGAGGATATGAACCCTGTGGCTGGTGGCGATACCTTCACCGTCCAAGTAAATCAAATAGCGCTCGACCGCCTGGAGGCGTACAGCGATAAAATCAGCAACGATGCCGGAGGAACAGAAGCATGAAGTACTAAAGCGCACAGCAGAACTGCGCGCAGGCAAGAAGCCAATGACGCTCGAGGGCTATGCGGCCTTGTACGATGACGAAACAGTAGTTGGCGGACAGCGGGAGCGCATCGAGCGCGGCGCCTTTGACGGGCGCTTAGAGGACGATGTAAGGCTGTTGTTTAACCACGACAACAATATGCCTTTCGCGCGCACTACTAACGGCACACTGAAGCTCTCAGTAGACGATAACGGCCTGTACTATAGCGCCGACATTATCGACACTCAAGCCGGCCGCGATCTGTATGCTATGGTAAAGCGTGGCCTCGTCTCGCAGAGCTCCTTTGCCTTTAATATTCAGGAGCGTAGGTTCGATGATGGCGTCATGGTTATCGAGAAAGTAGGCCAATTGTTTGACGTTTCCCCCGTAACTTACCCAGCGTATGAAGCTACCACTGTGGTGGCTCGCAAGAAGGAAGAAAATAAAGCCCCCGATACTATGCGTAAATACACGCTTGAAGATCTCCAGGCATTGCGACAGCAGAAAGCAACAGAGCACGAAAACTTTGTTGCTACGCTCGAGGATAGCACTGACGAGATTAGCGACAACGATATGACCGTTGCGCGCAACATGGTTGACGAGATCGCGAAGCTCGACAAGAAGATTGAATTGAAGCGCCAAGAAGCTGACGCCGCAAGCCGCCTTGCGCGAGTGAGCAACACGCCCAGCCAAAGCGAACAGCGCGAGGTCAACAAGGTGAACAGCAAGTTCAGCCTTGGCCGCGCGATTCTGAACGTAAGCGAGGGGCGCATGCTCTCCGGCGCTGAGCTCGAGTGGTCGCAGGAGTACAGCCGCGAGGCCGCTCTCGCTGGCATTAGCTCTAACGGTAACATCGGTATCCCCGGCGTTGCGCTGCGTGCTGGTGGAGCTGACGACTTCCAGGCTACTGGCGGCGGTGACGGCTCTGGCTTTGTAGCTACCGACGTGGGCAACGCTATCGAGGCGCTGCGTGCACCAGCTCTCATCCAGCAAGTTGGCACTACCGTGATCAACGGCGCCACAGGCAACCTCCAGTTCCCACGCGTAAGCGTTAAAGCTGGTGCTGCTACCGAAGGCGAAGTTGACGCTTCAGCCAACTCAGGTATGGAGATGGACACGCTGACGCTCACGCCTACCCGCGTAGCTAACAAGTCAACGTACTCTAAGCTGCTCCTGCTCCAGGGCGGGCCTGGCGTTGACGCTGTTATCGCTCGCGACCTCATCGCTGGCGTGAACGAGCTCATCGACACAACGAGCTTTGCTGCTGTCAACGCTGCGCTTACTGCTACCAGCACTACGGAGCTAACTGCAGATAACGCAGCTGACGCCATCTTTGCGCTCGAGGCTGCTGTCGCTAACAACGGCGCTGATATGAGCAACCTCTCGCTGATTGCCAGCACGGACGACGCTCACAAGTTCTTGCGCCAAGCGCCAGCTGTAGCGAGCATCACAACGCTGCTCGGTGAGTACCGCTACTTCGCTTCGCCTCACGTAAATGAGGCCAGCAAAGAGGTGGCCATTTTGGGCAACTTTGCACAAGGCTGTATCATGGCATTTTTCGGGGGCATCGACCTGCTCGTTGATCAATATAGCGCGGCCGGGACGGGACAGATAAATTTGCACGTCAATCGTTTCTATGACTTTGACATTCGTCAAGCTGGAGCGCTGGCATTGCATGAAGCTACTGCTACCTAATAGCTTCGCAGACAACATCAAGAAAGCCCGGCCTAACCGCTGGGCTTTCTTATTTTTATGGCATGCAAGTAACTATCGGCGCTCTGCAGACTGACGTGAGCTCCACGGCACTGGCTGAGCAAATTATTTCAACAGCTGACCTTAAGCTGCATCTGCGTGTAACTCATGCACTTGAGGACAGTTTGATTGAAGCTGCACGCCTCGCCGCCATCGCTTACGTTGAAAACTACTGCAACGTTTTGCTGGGCTCGTATTCTGCTACCGGATACCTTCGCTCATGGCGTGGCGCAACGTTCCCAGTGGGGCCGCTGTCAGCAGTGGGGGCTGTGAAGTATGACGACACAGCAGGAGCAGAGCAGACGTTGAGCAGTACGCTAGTGCACTACGACATCCAGCGGGAGCCAGGGCAGATATACTTTCACAATACGCCAAGCGTTGAGGAGTACGAGCTCACGCCTATCCGCATAGAGTTCACAGTAGGCTTTGCGCCTGAGGACATCCCCGCTCCCATCATTAGCGCTATCAAGCTAATCGTTGGTCACCTCTACGATATGCGCACCGATGAGGTTACTGGCACCATCACCACCCGCGTTAAGCTCGGCACCGACGCCTTGCTTAACGGATACCGCGTATTGCATCAGCCATGAAGAACGCAGGACGCAGAGACAGGAGCATTACGCTTCGCCAGGTGACGCTAACGCAGGACGACTTCGGGCAACCGACAGCTGCAGCCACCGTCGACATAGCTATGTGGGCGGAAGTGGTCTACGCTGGTGCCGCGAGCGAGAGCATGAAGGCTTACCAGATCTACCCGCAACGCGACGTGAGCTTTATCGTTAGGCACCCCAACCCAACTGACAGCGTTAGCGGCGTGACTATCGCGCAAGACGACACGATCGTGTTCGAGTCGCGCAACTACGAGATACTAGGCTTCGAGGAGATAGGCCGCCGCGACGGCTTGCGCATCTTCTGCAAAGAGAAAGGAACCGATGGGCGTTAGGCTAAGAGAGTACCTCAGCGCAGGCCGCCGCGGTGGCGTCAAAAGTGTCTCGCCTAAGACAACCGTCGAAGGCTGGAAAGACTTTGAGCGCAAGCTGAACAAGCTCGGCGACTTTCCAAAAGACATGTACAAAGAGCTGAGAGCAGAGAACCACCGCATCGGCCGCGTTGCTGCTCGCGTCATCAAAAAAAACCTACCCGCTACCGGCCAAAAGTTCGAGCTGTACAAGCGCCGCAACAAAGGCCGCGACTCTGGGCCGGGCGTCATCTTGCGCACCATCCCAGCTGGCACCTTGCGCCGAAGCATAAGAACCTGGAACAGCAAAGGCAGCAGAATCAATGTGCAAGTCGGCCCCCGCGGGCGGCGTGGCAGCGTGCGCTACGACGGCTTTTTTGCTGGCATCGTTGAAGGCGGCCACACTGGCGGCATGAACAGGAGCACCGGCTCCAAGTTCTTTAACAAGATACGCCCTACGCTAGGCCGCATTGAGCCACGCATGCGGCGCATCCAGTTCACAGGCTATCGGCGCATCTACAACAAGTGGGTAAAGAAGCTCTAAAAAAAAGAAACGCCCGGCAGCAGGGCTGACCAAGGCGTCTCACGGAGTCGGGCTACTAAGATAAGAAACAATGGACACAGGCAAAGCGATATACTACCTGCTAAAAGACAGCGATGCCGTCGGCGCCATTGTCAATGACCGCATCTATCCGGAGATAGCACAGCAAGACGCTGACGCTCCGTTTGTTGCGTACACGATAACCGACACCACGCCCAGCGGCACGAAGTCGGGGAGCAGTGACCTGGACACCGCACGCGTAGAGCTGTACATGATCAGCCCCGATTACGCCGAGTGCATGAGCTTAGGCTCTGCCGTCCGCACTGCGCTCGACCGCGTCAACGGAAACGTCGGGCCAGTAGGCGGCGAGGTTGCTGTGCAAAGCATAGACTTCGACAGCTCTGACGTCGAGTTTGATACTGATCAGCGCGTCTACGTCTTAGAGCAGGTTTACAACATCCGCGTGCAGCGCACCGGCACCGCTGTCAGCTACGCCACCATACCCAGCAACAGCATCACCGTCGAGGAGTTTGACGGCTCACCGACAGGCGCAGTCAACAAGCTGATATTTACTAACGGCACCGTCACCCTTGCCGGCAACACTGCGCGCATCACTAGCGGCGGCTCGCTAACTATCCAAGAAGCTGACGGCACACCGTCGGGGACGGCCAGCACTATCGTGTTCCCTAACGGCACAGTCAACTTATCAGGCAGCACCGCCACGCTCGACCTTTCGCTGGACACGCTCGACACCACTGGCATACTTGAGCAGATAGCTGAGCAACTGGCCGACGGCTTCGGCGTTAGCAGTAGCGACTTTCCCAACGGGCTTATCGGCGACTTTAACCAAGATGGCTATGTGGGTAGTAATGACCTACTGGTTTTTATTACGTACTTCGGCGAGAGCTTGGACAGCGACGCCACCGAGCGCGCCGCGCGTTTGACTGCAGCGTTTGGCGCTGGCACAGACTCGCCCTTGGACTTGGTGCGAAGTATTAACAGCGAGACCGCCGACCGCGAAGGCGACGTGAATCTAAGTACCGGCCAGATACCCGAAGGCGCCAACCTGTACTACACTGACGCGCGCGTAGACCTGCGCATTGCGGCGGCGCTTCTGAGCGACCTCAGCGATACGCCCAACGGCATCGGCACAGCGGGCCAGGTGCTGGTGGTCAACGCTGGGCGCACGGGCTACGAATTCGCCAACCAGCCGACGATACCCGACCACAGCATCTACGTGCAGACGGTCAACAACGAAGAGCCGGACGGCGGTGGCGATGTGACGCTAACCACGGAACTCATCAACGAGGTGGCGCCAAACCTGTACTATACAGACACGCGCTTTGATACCAGGTACGCCACCAAGACGCACTACCACGATCGCTACGCCACCGAAGCCGAAGCCGAGCGCAGCGGTGCCACGGCTACGCTGGAGATTTACTACACCGCGCGACCTGACGGCGACGGGTATGCGGAGAGCGAAGTGAGCGAC